CACAGATTGCAATGGTTTTACAAGTAATCGTACAAGCCATTCAAACAACGGCACCAGTCATTATGACCTTGATTCAAGGGATTGTTACAGTCGTTCAGACGATGGCTCCAGTCATTAGTCAAGTGATTTCTGCCATTGTTACGGTTGTTCAAACTCTCGCACCTATAATCAGCCAAATCATTTCAGCTATTGTTACAGCCATAACACAAATTGTGCCTATCATCACGGCAATTGGTGGTGTAATTAGTGCGGCATTCTCTGGAATTGCATCAGTCGTATCAGCGACAGGAATGGCAATCGCTACGGCTGCAATGGGTATTGGTACAGCTATTAGTACGGCGCTTAGTGGTGTTGCTAATGTTATTAGTTCAGTTGGTTCTGCGATTGGTACAGCACTACAAGGCATTGCTGACGTAGTGCAATCAGTCGGCACATCTATCGCTACAGCGGCGCAAGGTATCGGTGACGGTATCAAGTCAGCGTTTGAAGGCATTTCAAGCGTGATTACCTCTGCAGGTAGCGCTATTAAGTCGGTTCTCGATGGATTGGCTAACGTTTTCAATTCAATCGGTACCGCTGCTCAAAAAGCAGGTTCTGGCTTCAATCAACTTGCCAATGGTGTGGTTAAGATTACTAACACAAATCTCGGTGATATGGCTGCATCTCTTGCGGCGGTAGCCAAAGGTGTCGGTTCAATTGGTAGCAATTCAGCAGGTCTTGCACAGGCCGGAACTGGCATGACCAACCTTGGCAATGGTATGAGCAAGGTGTCTAGCTCGGCTTCTAGCGCCGTTGCAGGTTTGAGTCATTTCTCAAGCACGATTACAAGTATTCAATCGTCGTTCACTAATCTACAATCGCTATTGACTACAGCAGGAACGGCATTTAGTACGTTCTCTAGTCAAGCTAGTCAATCGCTTAGTGGTCTAACTGCAATCGTGGGACCTATCACGGCCTTCAGAACACAAATCATGACACTTGCGCCAGCCTTGATGCAAGCTGCTACTGGGTTGACTCAATTTAGTGCAGTTTCAACGTCGTTGACTTCTAGCATGACTTCAGTTAACGCAAGTATGACTACATTGACCGCTAGTCTAACCAGTCTCGCCAGTCAATTAACTATGATTACTGCTGGTATGTCTACAATGGCATCAAGCACGACTATGTTAGGCACTAGCTTAACTCTCGTAGGTACTCAATTCACTATGATTGGTACCTCTTTGACCATGCTTAATAGCCAATTTACGACCTTTACAACTGCATTATCTACAATCAACAGTCAACTCTTGGTAGCTGCATCAGGTGTGACAATGTTTGGGGCACAATTCACAGCGCTTGGGACAATTTTGACTATGCTCAATAGCCAATTAACAATGGTTGGGGCATCTATTCAAGCGGTGACTACACAGTTCACTGCAATGAACGCAAGCCTTACTGCCGTTGGTGCTACAGTTGCACTAATTAGTAGTCAATTCACCATGGTAATTGCAAGTGTTATGCAATTGACAGCTTCAATTGCTTTGATTCCAACGCAGTTCAGCTTGGTTGCGTCAAGTGCCACTATGGCTACGACTGCCATTATGCAAATTGGAACATTAGCGCCGCTGATTGGTGTAGCAATGAACAACGCAGCGGCTCAAGTGCAATCGGCAATGCAAAGAATGGCGCAAGCTGTTCAAGCGAATGGTCAGCGAATGGTTCAGATGGGTCAACAGGCTGGCCAACAAACTGGACAAGCTATTGCTCAAGGGATTCAATCGGCAATTGGTGCTGTATCCTCAGCAATGGGGGCATTAGTTAATGCGGCACAAGCCCGTGCGATGGCTGGTGTAGGAGCTATGCGAGCAGCAGGGGCGATGATTGGTCAAGGTTTGGCTGCAGGTATGATGTCTGCTCTTGGTGCGGTAACGGCTGCTGCTAACGCTCTTGTGGCTCAAGCAGAGCGTGCAGCGCAGGCAAAGGCTAGAATCCATTCACCATCACGATTATTCCGTGATGAAGTCGGTATCTATATCGGCCAAGGTATGGCTGTAGGTATTGATAGAAGTGTTAAATTTGTCAAAGATTCTATCAAAGACATGATTGATGTGGCTAGTGAGTACGCAATAGATTCTAGAGATCTATTCGAAGACAACGACTTGTTTGATGGTTTTGGTGGTGGTTTAATTCGTGGTAGCGTTGATTTGTCAGTTCGAGATGATAGTAGAATGGACCGTCTCGAACAAGCAATGGATATCATCACTGAACTAATCGGTCGTCCAATCTCATTAAGTGTCGATGGTCGAGAGTTTGCTTACGCTACAGGAGACGATTTGACTTCATACCAAAAAGACAAAGATTTCACTTACAAACGCATGAGAGGTATTAAATAATGGCTGTGTTTCAATTTAACGGATACGATTTGAACGATTACTTTAAACTAATCAAAGTGTCACACGAAGTCGGGAACGAACGCAATATAACAACAGATTCAGCCCCTAAAATCGGGGTCAACATTCAACAGGTTTCGTTTGGTGCAAAAAAAATCAAGCTCACTGTTAGTTTAGCGACAAGACATCTTGAAGACATTGTTTTCGTAGACCCGAACGAACCAGCCAAAGTTGATAACGGCATGTTTTATCGTGTCAGGGAACAAGCGGCTAGAGTGTTGCATTCTGACAAACCTGTTAAGTTGAGATTACCAGATGAACCAGACAGATACTATCTAGCTATAGTAAAAGGGGATGTTAGTTTAAAAGGCATTTCCGATTGGTATGACCAAGCTGAAATTGAATTTATGGTCCCTGACGGAGTCGCACACTCAACCACATATCGAAGTTTCGAAACCCCTAAACCAGAAAACGGCAAACTGGTATTTGACCTTGTCAACGACGGATCAGTTGATGCACATCCGATAATTACAGTGAAGCACAATAGTGAGAATGGCTATATCGGATTGGTTAACAGTAGTGGAATTTTGGAGCTTGGTGACAGGCAAAAAGGGGATACAGAGACTTACAAGCAGTCAGAAGTCTTGTTTGATTACGCTTCATCTAATGGACAACACAGAATCCCTAACGGATTGTCACAAGGGTTGAAAAACGTTGGTATCACGAACGATATCAACGATACCAGACCAAACGGCACGCTTTACATCGACAATGCTTGGGGTCGCCCTCACATTGCGTTGCAGAGTGGCCAGACAGCATCAGTTACATTTGATATCCCCAGGGATTCTAGTGGTGTAAAAGGTGCTCTGTACGAGTATTTCTGGTGGAGGCAAATTTTCTGGCTAGGCTCTGCAGATCAGATGGGTTATTTGAAAATTAGTGTCACAGATGCAAGTGGCACTTTTTTGTATGGTGTCGAAACTTACAAACGTGGTAGCGGTCTAGGTTGTGAATACAACTTTTTAGCCAGCGATGGCAGGGGTGGCTACCGTTTTGTTGACAGGAAGCAGTTTCTAGGAACGCACATAGAAGAGCACAACCCATTTAACGAGCCTAGGGGGTGGTCAGATATCCAACGGTTTGACGATGTCGTCCAATTTTATTGGTGGGGTTCTTACCCTAGATATACTATCCCTGAAATCAAAGGCAAGAAATCGGATAAAATCCATATTATCTTCAGCAAAATTGGGAACGCACCGCAAGTTAGCCACATGTACTTAGATGATTTCATTTATCGGAAAGATTATGTCGTAGGGGTCCGAAAAGTTCCCAATCGATACCGTGCTGGTGGGGAAGTTGTGATAAATAGCGAGAACGACACTGTACTAGTAGATAATATTTCGAAAATCGTTGATGTTGTTCAAGATTCTGACTTCATCACAATTCCTCCCGGCAAGTCACAACTCGAAGTCTACTGCTCAAGATGGGTCACAACTAAACCTTCTGTGTCTGTAAAATTTGAAGAAAGGTATTTGTAATGCTATTAACGATTCACGATGCCAACTTACAAAAGATTGGTTTTATCGATAACGAAAAGCAAGAAACGTTAAACTTCTACGATGACACTTGGACTCGCAATCTTGAGACGGCGTCTAGTACGTTTGAGTTCACTGTTTCGAAAAAGGAGTTGCTAGCTGATACAGCAAACCAACCGCTTTACAACCAACTAAACGAGCGTTCATTCATTTCATTTAAACATAACGGGCAGACGTACTTGTTTAATATTATGAAAGTCGAAGAGAATGAGCGATGGGTGCGATGCTATTGCGAGAACTTGAATCTTGAGTTGATAAACGAATACACGAATGCTTACAAGGCTGAAAAAGCTATGTCATTTGCAGAATACCTCAATGTGTTTGATATTCCTCAATTTGCAATGGTAACGCTCGGTGTCAATGAGGTCTCTGACCAGAAAAAAACGCTTGAATGGGAAGGGCAAGATACGAAGTTAGCAAGGCTATTGAGTTTAGCTAATAAATTTAATGCTGAAGTTGAATTTGTGACTAGACTTAATGATGACAGTTCTATCAAACAGCTCGTCCTGAATGTTTACCATCAAGCGGATGATTCACATACTGGCGTAGGTCGAATTCGTAGCGATATCCGTTTGACGTTTGAAAAAAACATCAAATCGATGACGAGGAAGGTTGATAAAACCGAAATCTATACGATGATTGTTCCGTACGGCAAGGCAAAAGAGCAGCCTGAGAACAGCCCTGAAGTGCGAGTCTATATTGGTGGTCTCCCAGCTTGGGAAGAAAAGAATGACAAAGGGATTGTTATCTTCAAGCAAGAGGGCAATTGTCTCTATGCACCTCATGCAGCCAACTTGTACCCTTCGACTTTTGGGGCTTCGACTCAAGACAATAAGTGGATTCGAAAGGATTTAGAAGTTGACAGTGATGATTCAAAAGTTATCCGTGCTGCAGGGATTGCGAATTTGCGGAAAAACGCCTATCCAGCTATTACTTACGAAGTCGATGGGTTCGTTGATGTTGAGATTGGGGATACTATCACAATTCACGACAAGGGTTTTGTCCCGTCGCTCGATGTGCGGGCTCGTGCTATTGAGCAAAAGATCAGTTTTAGCAATCCAGCAAATAACACAACGACTTTTGGTAATTTCAAAGAGCTTGAAAATAGGACATCGGGAGACCTTAGAACCGTCTTCGAACGCATGGTTGAAAACAGCAGACCTTACAGCATCCTTTTTTCAACAGATAACGGTGTTATCTTTAAAAACAATATAGGGCAGTCAACATTACGCCCGACACTAAAACGAGGGAATCAGACGGTTAACGCAACCTATCGATTTGTAATTGACGGATCCATTGTCGGAGCTGGACTGACTTACACAGTGAGCGCAAGCAAGATTACTAAACCTACCGTAATTACGGTGTCTGCTTGGGTAGATAATAAGGAAGTAGCTTCGGAAGAGGTTACTTTTTTAAATGTCTCCGATGGCCGAAATGGTGTCAAGGGAGATAAAGGCGACCCAGGATCCAAAGGTGAGCAAGGTGCCAAAGGTGACAGAGGGTTGCAAGGGTTACAAGGTCCAAAGGGTGACCAAGGTATCCCAGGCGTTAAGGGTACTGACGGTAAAACACAGTACACCCACATAGCTTACGCTGACACGGTGTCTGGTAGTGGTTTCAGCCAAACTGATACTGGCAAGGCTTTTATCGGTATGTACCAAGATTTCAGCACTACGGATAGTCGGAATCCACAAGACTATCGCTGGTCTAAATGGAAAGGTAGCGATGGTCGTGACGGGATCCCGGGTAAAGCTGGAGCAGACGGACGAACACCTTACGTCCATTTTGCTTACGCCGATAGCGCTGATGGTCGAACTGGTTTTAGTTTGACTCAAGACGGCACCAAGCGGTATTTGGGTATATGTACTAACTTTGATAAAGCAAATAGCGCTAATCCAGCTGATTACTCTTGGAATGATACGGCTGGTAGCGTGTCGGTTGGTGGCCGCAACCTCTTAAAAGGCTCAAAAGGACCTTTTAAGCCGGATAAAAAACCAACGAATTTTGATAATTTCGTTTTTTACAAAAGCGAAACTTCTGTTTATTTAGAGCAAAATCAAAAGTACCTCATCAGTGCGAAATCGGATGGTAATTTTACCGCTCTGCATAACGGAAATGTTGAGAGCGATAACGTGATACTCTGGTTAATGGACGATAAATCCCAAAATTATCAGATTGTATCTGATTCAAAAACAGGGACTACAGGAACGCTGATTACTTGGGTTAAACCAACAGGAAACTATCATCTACGTGTCAATACATATCACAAAACAGCTAGCAAATCTGTTTGGGAAGTGAAAGTCGAAAAAGGGACAGTCAAAACGGACTGGACCCCTGCAATTGAAGATGTACAAGATGACATTGACTCCAAGGCTGACAGTGTGTTGACACAAGCTCAACTCAATAAGCTCAATGAAGTTAATTCAGTGGTACAAGCCGAGCTTGAGGCTAAAGCCTCTCTTGAGATACTTAATCAATGGGTGAAAGCATACCAAGACTTTGTTAATGCAAACAATGCCAACCGGGCACAAGCTGAGAAGAACCTTGCTGATGCCAGTGCTCGTGTCGCAAAACTAGAGAATAATCTAAACGGCATGTCAGAGCGTTGGAACTTCATTGACAGCTACATGACTTCATCAAACGAAGGGCTTGTCATTGGTAAAACAGACAACTCTAGCTCTATGCTGTTCAGTCCAAATGGACGCATTTCGATGTTCTCAGCTGGTAATGAGGTGATGTATATTTCACAAGGTGTGATTCACATCGAGAATGGTATTTTCTCAAAAACTATCCAAATTGGACGATATCGAGAAGAACAGGATTTCATCAATCCAGACAGGAATGTCATTCGATATGTAGGAGGTGCATAATGGCTGAATTTTGGTCAAATAATGATAGAGGTTACCGTATCCGTCTATGGATTGACCAACTGCCTCAAACGCAAAACAATATAGCAAATAACAATAGTCAGATCAGAGTAAGGCTTGCATTGCTCAATACAACGACTACCTTTGCTCAGTATAGCTGTTCTGCATGGGTAGACTTAAACGGACAGCGCTTGAACTGGTCAGGTAGCCCTAGCATGACTGGTTACAACTCTACAATCATGCTGATTGATGAGACTATCACGGTTGGGCACAATGCAGACGGGACTAAGTCCTTTGGTCTATCTGCTAGCTTTAGCGGTAGTGGTGGATGGTCTCCAGGGACACTGTCTATCGGGGGTAACTCATTCACCCTAACGACTATTCCTAGGGGAAGTTCGGTGAGAGTGTCTGATGGATTCATTGGCAACCAAGTAGATATCACTATTGATAGGAAATTAGCTGGTGCCACGCATACATTACGCTATGCTTGGGGCAACAAACAAGGTAAAATTGCTGATAATGTTGGGACATCGTTTAAGTGGACAATCCCAGCGGATTTCGCAAACGACATACCGAATGCAACAACTGGCCTAGGTACTATATATGTCGATACTTATGTAGACGGCGAATTGATCCAGACGCAGTCAGCAACACTAACGGCAAGCGTTGTCACAAACAACATGAAGCCTTCGTTCACTGGATTTACTTTGGCAGATACGAATCCAACGACTCAAAGGATAATTCCAGAGCCAACGCATTTCGTGTCCATAATGTCACTTGTGAAAGTCGTTTTCAACGGGGCGCAAGCAAAGAATGGAGCTACAATAGCTGGGTACTACGCTGAAATCGTTGGTGCTAGCAATTCTGTCTCCACAAATGGCGGGGCATTTCGTGAGGTTTCTGTAAACAAAGATACCCAAATGACCTTAAGAGGAAGAGTTCAAGACTCTCGTGGGATTTGGTCCGATTGGAAAGAGACTAAAATAACGTTTCTATTCTATTTCAGTCCAACGCTAAAATTTGAAGTTACCAGAAGTGGCTCAAAGTCAGATACACTAACCATTAAGAGGTTCGCTAAAATAGCGCCACTAAGCGTGAATGGCGTTCAAAAAAATACCATGAAGCTGACGTTTACAACAACAAAAGTTGGGACGAGCAATGTTGTAGCGGACAACGGACAGGCAGGCGGTGAATGGTCAAGTATTTCTGAATTCAAGGCATCTAACGCAAATTTAGGCAAGGAATATCCTGCAGATACTTCATTCATAGTCACAGGAAAGCTAGAGGATAGATTTTCAGACTCAAAATTTCAAGCCACAGTGCCGACCGATAAAATTATTATGTCCTACGATCAACAGGGCGTGGGGATTGGTAAATACCGGGAAAATGGGGCGCTTGATGTCAATGGATTAATTTATTCAGGTTCAAAGCCAATCCAGCACCACCGACTTACAGAAGTTCGAGGTGCTGCGATTATTGAATATAACAATACAAACCTCGATGATTACAGAACGACAGGATTCTTCTCGATAATGAGCACAATGAAGAACTACCCTATCAACAAGCCTAAACCTACAGAGCAAGTAGGGTTTTTAGAAGTGATAGAAGGTTTGGGGGGGATTCATCAATCGCTAACAACAAGTTCTGGCAGGTTCTTCAAACGCACTCTAACGCAGAATTCAGTTGGAAATTGGGTTGAGTTCGTGCAAACCAACCAACCCGTTGTCAAAAAAGAAATTTTAATAGGGTATGGTGTCAAAGCTAACGTGATTCGGAAAGGGGATGTAGTGACCTTCAGCTTAATAAGAGATATCCACTCTGTTTTAGAGGGAGAACATAGAGAGCTGGATGAAAAAATTCCAAATGGATTCAAGCCTTGTGTGCAAACTCACTTGGTTGTAAATAAAAATGCAGCCAACGAGCACAAAGGATGTGCAGTGTGGCACCTTGAACCTGATGGAAACATGTATTTTTCAAACCAAAGTTCTGAAAATGCAGTCTACACAGGGACAGTCACTTACATAACCGAAGACGAATATCCAACGGTTGAAGAATAAAAAGAAAGGAAAATAATATCATGTCACTTAAAATCACAAAACAACGTACAATCAATGCAGAATTCAATGTTGAAGAAGAAGGGACTACAGTTCTGGTTAAACAGACATACATCAGCATTGACGAAAATGCGGTATCCAGCGTTCAAGAAAATCTTCTTAACGCTGAACTCTATGCTAAATACCGCAAACAAATGCGTAAGGACGAACAGGAACTGCGAAACCTTCGTTACAAGATTGAAGACGAAATTCTAGCAGAGTCTAACGGCACAGAGGTAAGCAATGAACAATAAACCAGATGGGATTTTTGGGCTCTTTGATGTAGTCCGAGACTTCTACGCACACGGTATTGATGAGCATCCATGGGTGCTTTTTCTCGTGATAATTATTTTCTCGGATATTGCCGTAGGTGTGTTGAGGGCTTGGGCTGCTCACGAACTTTCAAGTTCAAAATTTCGCAAAGGGGCAATCAGCCATACAGTAATGATTGTGTTCGTGGCAATATTCTATCCATTTGCTAATTTCATGAATCTGACGAGTATCGTTGATACATTCATTTTTTCCATGATTGCAGCTTACACATCTAGCATTCTTGCTAGTCTATCGGCTTTAGGGGTCGAAATCCCTTTTATTGATAAGTACGTCAAGATGAACATTGACAAGGATAAATTTAATTTGACGCCTTCAGAAAAGAAAGAGGACCGACGAGAGCGATGAATGATATCATGACGAGCATCAAGCAAGTTGACGGTGGGTGTGTCATCAAATCAGGAGACACTGCATCAGTATTTGAATTTGAGATTTTGGACGATGACGGCTTGAAGAAAGACTTATCTGGCACAGGCAAACTAGCCATCTTCAACGCAAAAAGAGTAATTCTGTATGAAGATGTATCTGTAGAATCAGGTCGTTTCAACTTTAAATTCAAGGATGCAGTAGACCCTGGTCGTTACAAGTTGGAATTAAAACTAGATGGGTTTATTTTCCCGACGGATGAATTTAAAATACGTGTTCGCCCGTCTTTTAATCCATCTGACAGCATTCCAAGCAATGTCGAAGACCCAAAATGAAAGCGTTGGCTGAGGAGGTACGGAAGCACTTAGGCAACGATAATTTAGATGAGCTTCCAGATTTAGTAGCTATATATAATTTAGCTAAAATTTGAAAGGAGAATGCATGGCTAAAAATAAATTAGAAGCTGTAGTAGTTGCAATTGGTACAGACATCAAGAATTTGCAAAAAGCAATTAACGATAAAGAGGCAGGAAGCGGAATCACTGAACAGCAACTAAACGAGGCAATCAAACAGCTAAAAGCGGAAATTCTCGGGGAAGGGGTTCCAGAGAACCTTGACACTCTCAAAGAGATTGCAGATAAGATTGGCACTCTCAATAGCGATACTAGCGAAGCGATCGTAGCTAAGTTGACAGAGCTTGGCAAAAAGATTGACGCTGTGGCTGATGTAGATTACCTATCTGTATATACGCAAGCAAAAGAGGAACAGTGATGAATCTTGTAGAAACAATTAGAAGCATCGGTCGAGACATCAAAGAGCTATTCAAGCGGACTGATGTGATTGAAAAAAAGGTTGATGGGCTAAACACGGCCTCAGATGGTAGTGTTGACCTAACCCAAATCAAGCGGGATATCAACAATTTGAAGTCTTTGAAATGGTTTGAAGATTCAAGCTCATGGACTAATAACGGTTCAGAAGAACCGCACGTCTGGAAGGAATTAGAAGAAGCGACGGGCAATGTTGGGGTTCCAAACATGAACTTGCCATTCTATTTTTTCAAAGACAAAGAAAATGGCGGTATTAATCTATACGGTTTAGACAACCCGCCCTTCTATATTGACCCAGAGACAAAGGAAGCCACTTGGAGAGGTGATTATGAGTGGATTGATTCAATCACTGCTGAGAACTTGCTAGGGTTTGAATTAGCGCGTGTTCCAGAAGATAGCTGGGACGCTTACGACGACGGCAAGAATAAGGGCGAAGGCAACGAACGTCTCTTGTTTGCCCGCACGTTTGGCGATACCAAGCAACAAGGCTTGTGGTATGTAGATGACGATGGCCACTTCCAGCGTTTGGTCGATACTGTGATTGAGCTAAAAAAAGAAATCGAAGAATTGAAAGGAAAAATCAACTGATGAATAAAATTAACTGGTCTGTGCGTTTTAACGCAAAAAATAAAGCGTTCTTGTATCGTGTAGCGCTTGCGATTGCACTGCCTATCTTGACTTACTTTGGAATTAATTTCCAAGATTTGACAAGTTGGGATGCAGTGTTCAGCTTGCTCGGTAAGTTCGTCTCAAATCCTTATTTGGTAGGTTTGACAATTGTAAACATCTTAAATATCATTCCAGACCCAACGACTAAAGGTCTTGGAGATAGTGAACAAGCATTGGGCTACCACGAACCAAAACAAGATTAATTGAAGGAAGGAACTAAAAAATGAGTAAAATTGAATCAAGTATTGCACGCATGCATCATCTACAATCAATCCCAGTCCACTATGACATGGGGGACCGTTACGGAAACGACGCTGACGGCGACGGACGCATCGAATTTGACTGCTCATCAGCAGTAAGCTACGCACTTGAAATCAGCTTAAATAACAACACAGAATCACTTCAACAAGCACTACCAGCAATTGGCTATGCGAAGATTTACGACGCCGTAGACGGCACATTCGATGGTCAACGTGGGGACGTTGTCATTTGGGCACCTCGTGACGGTTCAAGCTCGCTCGGTGCATTTGGCCACGTATTGATTATGACTAGCGATAGTACAGCTATCCACTGTAATTACGGCATGGACGGTGTGACTGAAAACGACTATAATTATATCTGGGATCTAAATGGTCGTCCTCGTGAAATTGTCTTCCGTGAGAGTGGAACACCTTTACCTGCGCCAGCCCAAAGCGAATTCGAGCGTGAATTAGATGTTAATACACGCTTAGAGAAGTCAGATAAGCCTTATTACGAAGGCACTCTTACCACCGACTACTACGTTGAAGCTGGGCCTCGCATCAATAGCCAAGACAAGGAATTTCTCCCAGCAGGCACACGAGTCCGTGTTTACGAGAAACTAAACGGCTGGTCTCGAATCAACCACCCAGACAGCGCTCAATGGGTTGAAGACCAGTATTTGGACGATTGCACAGACATGTAAATAACCAGACCACGAAAACTAAAAAAACGAAAAGGAGTATATCACCTCCCCTCAGACCACAGTAGGGATATCATGGTGGTAGTGGGCGAAGCCTCAGCGTTTGCTGGGGCTTTTTTTGTTTATTTGTGTTATAATATGATTATCCATCATAGGCAAAGAGCTACGAGGTTATCTCATAGCTCTTTTTTATATTTGCTAATCTC